TCATCTGTGAAGCCAACATATGATTTGTCTATTTCAGACATTACAGTCCTTAGTTGTTTGTCGCCCATAGAAGTTCCAAACAAGGCATAAAGTGTCTTAGCCTCTGGAACAGTTAAGCCATTGTCGTCTGTTGTCATCATAGTTAGCAATGTATCTGAGAATGCTTCTGTAGTGTCAGCAAGCATAGGGTTTTGATTGATTGATTTTGTTAGCATTTTACCATAAGCTTCAGCTGTTTCAAAATCTCCGCCAGCTCTCATTTTATCAATAACAGAAAGCGCGTTGCCTATGTTTTCATCTGAAGGCTCATATAATGCTTTTCTAATAAAGTTAAAATTCTCTGTATCAATTTTATTTGATGAAGAGCGACCTTTATTTCCATTGTTTATTCTATATCTATCATAAGCATCTTTTTTATCTTGTATTAGATCCTTTACATACTCTTCGTTTTCGCCAAAGAATACAGACGGGGTTGATTCTTCTATTTCTGCATACGCACCATATGCATCATCTCCATATCTCTTATAAGCGATATTCCCCGCATTGTTCACTTCACTATATCTTGATGTAGATATCGTTGCACCCCTTCTACAGAAAGCCCAGTAACTATATTGTTTGAATATCCTTTTGCCCACAATGCAGTAGCTTCTTCTCGTGACATCTCTGGCTTTGCAACCATAGTCTTTTCAATACCTTGTGTGTAATTCTTTTGCGTTGCTTCAATGTTCTCTGACGTTAAGCCAAACTGATAAGAATCTTCTAAATCATCTTCATTAGCTTTTATGTTAAAGTTTGTTATTGCTGTGGCTTGATAGCTTAATTCCTCTGGAGAGAGTCTATCTTTGTTTGCAGCATTATATACTTCATATATATTTTTTTGTTGAGCGTTTTGAAGACCTTCTCGTCTATCAGCATCCACCTCACTAAACAGCTCATCTGACCTGGTTAAGTATTCATTCGGTTTTATCTCACCTGTTTCAACTTGGTTTCTCAGCACGGTTTGTTTTTCAGCATAGTCATTATTAGCAGATGTTGAAGCATCTTTTGCTACAGCATTATTATACTCAAGCTCTCTTTCTGCTTTTACTCTGTCAAAATCAGCTTTAGTCTCTACGCCTGTAACAAACTTATCAATATTATTTCCAAGACTGTCTAAGGTTGCCTGTGAGGCCGCTGAATCATAGCTAACATTCGGTGCAGCTTGTGTTACTGGCTGTGAGTTTCTGTTGCTTTTTCTTATTTGTATTGCCATTGGCTACCCCTTGTATGTTGGTTTTTTAGACGGTTTTACTTGTAATACAGGATTCCCTTTTGCAGGAGCACCTTTTGCAGGAGCAAATGACCCTGCCGCACTCATTATGCTACTAATACCCTGAAGTATTCCAGCTGTTCTTGCTATGCTTCCAAGTTTCTTTTCGTATCTAGCATCTGCTTCAAATTCTTTTGCTTGTTTTTCGCCCTCAGCTAATTCCATATCTCTTTGTAACTTCATCATGCTAATTTCTCTTTGTACTAAAAAGTCAGTTTCTTCTATCATGGACATAGTTCCAGCCCCTCCAACCAAAGCCCCACTTTGAGCCATTTGATTGATTTGAGAAGAGACGAACTTAGAACCTGCTTCTTTCGCTTCACTTATGCCAACATTTCTTGACCTTGCAACAATGCTTGCATTTGCCCTAGCAGAAGCTGCGCTAGACGCATCCATAAAAGCTTTGTAATCATAGTTATTCTTAGCTAAGAAACCACCAGCAATAGACTTTATTCCAGCACCAAGAAAAGCATATCCCGTTGCTTTTCTCATCTTCTCTTCATATTTTTTATCAATATCTTGCTGATAATTCAGCAGTGTTTGATTTGTTATATCTGTCACTTTTAATCCCTTCCTATGTTCACTTTATACGTCAGGCCTTGTATGATTGTCGGGAAAGGTTCCACTTGTTTTATACTTATGGTTGTTTCTTTGCTTATCGCTCCAACTGTTTGTATCTTTACATTACCAGTATCTAATTCTGTTGTCAAGCCAATTCTCTGCATATCTGTAAGTTTTTGTCTTCTGAAATCTCTTCCGTTAGTACTTACCTCAAAAGCTTTTGCGTTTTTGTATCTAACCCAAACAGAACTTATTCGCTTACTTATCTCCTGAGTTGACTTGATATCACTTGATGCAGCGTTTAAATAATCCACTTGAACAGTCTCTATTAAGCCCTCGTAAGGCAAGCCAACACAGCATTTATTAGCAGCTACTGGCAAAGTTATTGAACCGGACACAACGGTTTCTTTTCTTGAATTACCATCATAAACAACCCACACTTCTTTGCAGTTAAGATGATCTAAACCATCTACGGTTGTAAATGCAGTTTCGGATTCCTTGAAAACAAAACTGTCCATATTCTTACTGTCTTCAGCTTTTGCTCCAGTGATAGTTTCTCTTATCATTCTTTCTACACAAAACGTGCCGTCTCTCTCTATAAGGAAATATGTATGAGCTCCTTTGTTTTTCCCAAGAGAAGCTACATTTTTAAAGTTTCCATCTGTTGTCATTGTTGTCCAAGCGCTTAATTCTTGGTTTTTAATATATAGCAATACCATTATAGTACCATCGTCCATAACTACATATACTGTAGGGTCTGGAGACCTAGCAAAACCAAGGTCAACTATTTCTTTGTCCTCAAAATAATCCTCAACTTTTAAAGATAAATCTTGACTGTTAAAGTTTGACTCTTGACTATAAACAAAATCGTGTAATCCATAGTTATTCTTATCAACATAAACTAATGAGAACTTAGTTTTTATTGGTGTTATCTCAGATGAACCATCAAAATCAGAAGGAACAAAGTTTATTGTTTCCTCTGAGTATCCGTTTCCACTCCAGAGAGCATCTCTTGAGCCGATAAACAACGAACCAAAGTTTATTAGATTTGTTATAACTGAACTTTGCTCAGAAAGAATATCTTTTCTAAAAGATTCACTTTCCAGTTGAGCATTCGTATTAACAAGGTCAGTAAAGTTAGCTGTTCCTGAAAACCATATCCTTGACGGATAATTAGTAGTTCCCGCGAATACAAGCCTTTGTCCGTAAAATGAAGCGCATCTAGGCTTATTACCAGCTCCGTCAAATTCTTCAAATCTAATTGGTGGTTGAATTGTTGTGTCTTCTGGTATATTAGCATCCACTAATGTATAGTCAGGCGAACCATCTTCCATAACAGTCCCCATAAGTGCAAAGACTCCACCGTCTTTTCTATACACATAATACTTAGCTATATCTGTTACTGTTGCAGGCGGGTCGAATTCTATTTTTGCTGGAGTTCTGGCTAAGTCAATATCCAGCCCTGTAGACGTAGCTTCTACTGGAAAGCCTACTCTTCCATCTTTGTCTACAGCAGAAACTGCATATTCCCAAGCGTATGCTGTTGAGACAGTTCCTGAATGTTTTGTTATTGTAAGACCAGAAATCAAACCTATATCATCTGGATTGAACTCCACATCTGACATTGCCCAACTATCGTTAGCAAGTCTTTCTAGTTTTTTCGGATTGTGATTCTCGTGAAATAAATACATATCATTATAGAATCTAACAAACTTTATCTTCTTAACATCGGCATATAAATATGGTGATGTCAGTTCGTATCTGGTGCCAGGTGTGCTTTCCACAAAAAAACCATCAACTATAAACTCTATTTTCAAATCAGTAAATACAAGCATTACCCCATCATCGTTATTATAGTCAAATGATATTAGAGCTCCATCTCCAGCGATTTCTCCACAAAATTCTAAGCCATCTCTAAAATAAGCAGCCCCAGTAGGTCTGATGTTAAAGTTCTCTGCCTTAAGCAAAGCATCACTAACTCCCGCCACCTTTTTTCTCTGACTCAATGATTGAGATATTAGTCCCGTTGAGAAGTTTGCTTTTGTATCTCTTGTTTGACTCATTATGGTCTCCTGTTATCTATGTAGTTACAATCTCCTACGCCGCTTGATTCTTCTCTTGCATTGTTTAATAAAGAAGCTCTTGAGTATCTTGCGTGCTGTGCAGCTAATACTTCTGTTTCTGTTTTGCTTAATTGATATAATGCAGCCATTCTTACTGCCATCTCATATGACAGATGGTCTGCATAAGACTCTGGAAAGGCAGCAACATTTACAACGTCAGCAATATATTTAATATATATTTGACTTGTGTTTGTTGCTATAAGTGGCTTTACACTATCCTTGTCCAGAAACTTTTCATATAAAACTGGAGAGCCCGAACCGTCAGTTACAGATAATATCTGTAGACAGTCCGCTGGCTCACCATAGCTGTATAGGTACCTTGGAGAAGGACTATATGTTTCCTTAGGAATACTCTGTTCTTTTTTAGCAAAACTAAATCTATGCGTTACTAACAAGTATCTCCTAGCTTTATCATAATTGTTTAAGCACCTAATAGCATTCTGTGTGTTCTCTCCCATAGAATTAATAAGATCGCTCTCTTCTCCCAAAGCGATTAAAGCTGTATTACATATATCTTCTTGTGAAAGGACTGACATTTCTACTTATCTCCTGTTTTAGGCTTTGCTACTTCTACTTTTTTAGCCGCAGCTTTTGCTTCTTTTAATTCAGCTCTTAGCTCTTCAGCTTCTTCTTTAAGCTTATCAGCTTCTTGTTTGTATTTATCAGCAGCAGTTGTTCTTTGTGCAATTAAACTAGCTTCTCTAGCTTCCAAAAACTCTTTCTCTGAAATAAGGTTTTTATGTGCTTCTGCTTTTTTTTCTTCTTCTTTTGTTCTTGCTGTAATAACACCACCTTGGTTTACTACCGCGCCTCTCCATTGTAGGCTCTTTTGTGCGTAATATACTTTAGACATTTGTCTTCTCCTTTTGTTATAGCAGTGTCCAGCCCCATAAAGAGGCTGGAATGCTTAGTTTTTCTTAAAAGTTTGTAAATACAGGGACTCTTTCGCCCATATAAACACTCATTGTTCCAGCTGTAACTGTACCAGTGATGTTAACATCAAAAGCAACTTCCGCTCTTAATACATCAGGTAAGTCAACAGAGAATGTACCGTTTTCAGTAGCATAATTTGGAATGTTATAAACCATAACATCTGTATATGAACCGGTTCCAGCAACCGCTCTGTCTTTAACAGTTAGTGTTAGTGCAGTAGCACCAACAACAGCAGTTGGGAATTCAACGTTAATTCTCCCACCAGTACCTTGTCCAGGATTTTCATTTGAAATCTTGTTCCAGTTTTGGTTTTCAGACTGTGCAATCTTTAGAGTATTACCAAGTGTAACCGCAGATACGCCTGTTAATGCTTCTTCTAAAGCTATAATTCCTTCTAGTGTAGCAACCATAATTTTGTCCTTTCTTACGCAACACGTTCTTCAGCATCTAAGATACTTTCAGATATGTGCATTGGGATTTGTCCTGCGAATAGATCAACTGGTTTACCGTATACTTTACCAGCAGAATCTGTTCCCTCGAAGTTAGCATTTGTTTTTTCGTTAGCGTCTAGTCTAAACATATGCTTAACAGTTTGACTCATAAACATGTGAGCCTTCATAGCATCAGACGGTCTCATAACAACGTCAAGAACTTTAGTTACTTGGTCGTAAGTTAAAGTTGTTTTGTCATCAGTGTCAATGTTTGCAAGTCTAGCAATTGATCTAGGGTCTTTAACGCAAAGTCCAGCAAACATTCTGAATGTTTTGCTTTTAACTTCTCTAACACCAGCATCACCATCTATAGTTGTGCCTTCTTGACGTTCCCAGTCAGTTGTTTTAACATCGATACCAGCAGGGAATCTTTCAGGGTATGTTGAGAATACTCTGTCAGAACCTGGGATTACGAAGTAAATAGATGACAAGTCATCATTTCCAGAAGTTGTTGCAGATTCTACTCTGTCATCAGATACATCGTTTAGGATGTTTGATAGTCCTACAAAACCAATATCAGCAGTTCCTGCGATTTGGCCTTTAGAATAGAAAAAGTCAGACTCTAAAGACTCTCTCATTTTTTGCATGTAAGATTCTGCTTCGTCTGATAGATATGTATCAGCGTTAGGTGAAGCTTCATACTCTTCTCTAACAATCTCTTGAACAGCAGAGTATTTTCTTACTCCAACAGTTTTAGATGCTCTTGAACCTTTTGTAATCGGATCGAAATCACCAATGATTCCTCTTTTTACTTCAGGACGATCATTTCTTACTTGAAATGTTGTAACGTTTCCGTTGTTTGCTTGAACTTTAGGAAGTATTGAAATTAAACTATACTCTTTGTCTAAAGTCTCAGCGACTTTGATGTAATCTCCATTTCCTGCTTTTGCAGAAACTAAATCAAGGAAATTATATCTGTTTGATAATGTACCAGCCATTGTGGTTATCCTTTCTTATCATATGATAAAATTATGTTACCGTGCATATCTCTTTTGATGCCATCGCCTGAGGCTGCTTTTCCGAACTCAATTTTATCATCGTTATAATCATTCCCAATCTGAGAAAGTAATTTTCTCACAGTGGGGTGCTTCATAAAGATGAAGGACTTAATGGTCTTCACTTCGTCTTCGGATAGATGTTTCTTCAAAACTTCCTCTTCGGCCGCGGAGTTCTTTTCATAGTCCTTGCCGTATAGTGGGTCTTCCCTCGATTGCTTATCCCAAGCGTCAGTAATTTCCTTCTGCTCTCCTTCTTGTCTCTCTTTTATTTGCTCTTCAGTTTCTTCTTGACTTTTTAATTCTTTAGTCTTTTCTTGATACCAATCGAGCACCTGCTTCTTCTTGTCGTTATCTATACCTTCAAAAGCAGCATCTACTTCCTTTTGACCTTCTTCACTCATTTCATATGAGGAATAGTCAAAAGTATCTGTGTCGGCGTCAGTATCAGTATCAGTATCAGTACCTTTGTCTGTATCTGTACTTTTATCCGCGCCTGTATCTGTATCTTTATCTGTGTCTGCACCTGTATCTGCTCCTGCATCTACATCTACATCTGCACCTGTATCTTTATCTGTATCTGTATCGTCTGTCATATTATTGTTCTCCTTCCATAATACGTTGTTGCTCTCTAATAACATTAACATATTCAGGGAACTTGTCAACAATTAAATTCTGTATTGTCAACATAGCTCTGAAATTATCAATGTCTCCTTCAGCGCTTTTTCTTATGCCGCAGCATATATCAAAGCCACTAATTCCTTTTGACCACTCAATTAAAAAGGCTCTAAACTTGTAATCCTCTAGTAATTTTCCGAGTAGTTGTTCCATTATGCTTGACCTCCAAATAACTCAGTAAGAGCTGTTTGTCCTGTTGTAGGTGTCTCAGCCAAGTTCTTCATAGACTGTGATGATTTAAGCATTGTATCAGCTTGCTGTGCTTGCTGTGCTTCTTTTGCTATCTCAGCCTGTGCTTCCTTGATTTTGTTTATCTCAGAGTCACTTCTGACAATGTGAGGTTTTACACCAAGTTTCTTAGCATAAACATCAACATATTCCATAATGTCAACTTTCATTGCTGCATCAGGGAACGCTCCAGCCAAACCAAGTAATTGTTGTACAAATCTCTCCATTAGAGATAAATCTGTCAACTCTTGAGCTTGTGATAATAGAGATGTGTATTTAACATCTATATCTTTACCATCCATTGAATCAGGAATTTCTCCTAGTTCGCCAGCTTCCATTAGTGATTCAAAGCCCCATTCAACCAATTCTCTCAATAGACTGTCTTGAATAATATCAACAGTTCCACCAATTAGTCCTAGTTGCTCTTGCTTTCTATATGATGCCTCTGTAGCCGTCATAGTTCTGTTTGTCTCAGAAATACCAAAGAATAAGTCTTTCTTAAACATACCACCAATATCTTTTATGTATGCTTCTCTAACTTGAGCAATATTGTTTATATTGTTACTTGCGTTAATAGCTCTCTTTACAGGCTCTTTAATGTCTGAATAGATAACTGTTTCTGATGTAAAGCCCTCTTTAAGGTATTGTGTTAGCTCTTTCTTAACATCTGGATTAGCTATCAACAAAGGAGCCGCATCCTGCTTAGAAGCGTTTAAAATGTCCTTCTCTACAGATTGTAGTGACTGTACGTTTCCTAAGGCTCTTCTGCCTAGTCCAGAACCATAAACATTAGTTCCTCTTACTTCCCAAGTTGGGCATAAGTAAGGGAATTTATCAAATGTTTTAAGTCTAAGTATAATCTTATCTTGGTTTTTCTTATCCATTGCCGCTCTGAAATAAACACTCACAAATGGTTTGTTGTTTATTTTCTTATTAGCGAATGGTAAGTATTTTTGATTAGGCTCAACTAAGTGATATACAGTTAGTTTTGTGCTGTATAGGCTTTTTCTGCTTTTCTCTATAGAAAGTTTTTCACCTTCTGTCAAGGCATCTTCACCAAATAATGATATAAGTTGAGCTAGATTTAACTTCATAGCTCTCATTAAAGTGTTTACTTTGCCGTTTTCATCTCTATCAAGCCAGTAACTACCAACAGTTAATTGCTTAAACACAAATCCATCAGTTTTGTTGTACTCTCTTGACATCGGTGCTGGACCAAAACAAGCCATCTCTGTAAGTAACTTCTCTGCTTCACTATATAGATTACTCGATCTAAACATCTGAAATAGTTTATTCTCAGAATCCCTCAAGAACTCCATATCCTCTTTTGTCTCATCTTCACCATCATTAAGACGAAGACTAAACCATCTCTGTCCTTTTGGTATGATAGTCGTTAGTATAGCACTTGAAAGCTTAAGCAGGTCTTCTGTTCCAATAGAGTTAATAACCTTACGTCTTTGAAGGTCTTGATACTCATTGTTCTCAGATGTCATGCTGATATCGCTCTCAAACATACCAGCATCAGGCAATAAGTGATCCCTTATTGTCTTTAACTCGTTCTCCAACGGCTGTCTTTGCTCTTTTAAACTAGCCGCTCTGTGCTTAAGGTATTCTATATCCATATTAGTTTCCTGTCAGATTTATTTTTCCACCTAGTTTTCCGCCTGAACCTGAACCACCACCTGTTGCTCCAGACTGAGTCGCTGTCAATCTATTGGCCATATCAATGTTAGTTGAGGCTGTATTTACATTAGCGTTTTGTTCAGATAGTAATGCTTGACCTTGTGCCAATTCTTGCTCTCTTACCAATGCCGCCTGGTCTTTTCTTCTTCTTTTCTCCGCGTGTTTCTGGTCTATACCAGATTTAACAGTTGCTCCTGCGCCAACCACTGCTCCTGTTGCTATAACACCCTTAAGGATAAGCCCTACTGTTACTGGATCCATTCCCATAATTAAAATTCCTTTCTTACAGATGCAATGTTTGTGTAACCACATCTATCTAACATCTTATATACTTGTTTATCTTTATAACCGATTTCACAACCAAAAGAAAGCGAAACGCAATTAAGCTCTTTCGCTCTTTCTTCTGACATTGTTAATAATTTCTTAAAGTTTTTGTAGTTTCTATATTCTGGTTTTAAATAGAATGAGATTATCAGACCCAATTGCTTGTTTATAATATTTTTGTTACATGTCATAAGACTGTAACCCTTATCCTCAAACTCTATTTGTTCACAAAATGGAGCCACAGTAGTGATAAACTCATCATTTATATCTAATGACAAATCCTCCCTAACTATATCTACCCACTTTTGAACCTTATCCATATCTAATAAACTACTTTCCCGTCACCACCTGTAGCCATAATCCATAATTTACTACCAATTGTCGTATAAGTTAAAGATGATGGATTGTGTGATGTTACTGAATATAAAACATGACCAACAGAGACTGTTGGAATGGTTGCTGCTTCTGCAATCTTTATATTCATGTTACCTTGATTCTGTACTAGCAGTGGAGCAGCTGCCCCCGTGAGTTCTACCCACCCGTCTGCTACCGTAATATTTACTTCTTGTGTCATCTGGACACCTCCTTGCTGAGTGCTAGTCTAAACAGTTAGTTATAACTTGTCAAGAACTTTATTATTTTTTTGTTGCAATAACGCCTTTATCTACATAAACTCTTACTTCTTTTGTCTTATGAAACTTAAGAACCTCTCTTAGTGTGGTCTTACCAGCTATAGCAATAACTCTCTTGCCATCACCTTTAAGTATAGGAACAATTGATAGCCCTGCACCAGCGTATTCTATTAGTGGAGTTGCATCAGCACCTGAACGAGCACCTTTAAGCGCCAGCTCTGTATCTAAACAAATGTTGAATGTAATTCCTCTCTCGATGTTAGCTTCTATTGTAGTCTTTTCTTTTTTCTTAAACATAGTTTTCTTCTCCTTTATGAAAAATATTTAGCGATTGATGTTGAACTTCCGCCCTCTAATTTCATCTTATTAGCTGACTTTGCGTATCTATCAAACATAATTAAATTGTACCTTGTACTATCTAATATGTCGTCCTTCTTCTTTACTATCTTCGCATTCTCATCATAAGAATACAGTTGATATTCGTCTATAAAATCAGTACACGATGGTGATATCTTTAGCTTACCTTGATATAACTCCCGTCTCATGATTTCTATCCCGTCATCTACTGACAACGATGGCCTGCCAGCATTTAATGTGTGAGCAAAGGTTCTTGTCATCTTCAGTCCTTGTCTCTTGAATTCCTGTACATATGAATATGTGTCGTAACTCTCTGGCTCATCAGGCTTGGCTGTACCAGTCTTTTTATTCATATCATGCGGATAGGTGAATAATATATTCAATCCATATGATGTGGAGTTCTTTATCACGTCAACTAATCCATATGAACTAATCTGTGTTCGCTTCTCCGTCTTGTATAAATATTTAATGCCAGTCTCAGGGTCTTCGCATATCCAAGTTATGGCAAATGGATGCTGTCCCCTACCAAAGTCAATACCGCCCAATTGTCTCCATGTCTCCGGAATCGGATATACTGGAGGGTAATCTGTAATCTCATCTGTCGGCTGATTGTATACCTTGGATTCACCACCAGCTGGAGTACCCATTAACCTGGCCTCCCTCTCGTGCTCTGGTAAAAATTCGTAATCCTTCTTACACTCTTCTGGATCTAAATGTGGCACGTCATATACTGACATCATTATCAAATCAATAGCGTCGCCTATTCCGCTCTTCTTCCATATGTTCTGAACTAACTCAGTTAAACCAGATAATGGCGTAAATGACATGTACTTAATTCCATTCCCGTGCATCTTTCTGTCTTGTAAACGAGCCGTAATCTCACCAAAAACTCCCTTGCTCGTAGGCTCCTCATCCATATGTGCAAAATCTAGTGGAAATCCCTGTAGCCTCTCACGACCCTGCTCGTCAGTCCTGAACTTAAGTATGGTTATTCCTCCATCTATCCTCTTGATGGTTATCTGCTCAATCGCTCCCCCACTTATACTCCTCTTCTTAATAACACTATCCATATCTGTCATGGATGAATCTATTATGCCATCCTTCCATTCAAGTGCCTCAGAGCCTATCAAGGTCTTTTGTAATGTGTCCCTTACAGATGTCGCATCCTTACCTATAACTAATCCTAATACAACGTCCATTCCCAAATTCTCGTCATATACTGGCTTTATCCTATGACCCTTAAACCAATCAGGATACATTCCAGTAGAGTGCATCGCCGTCTCATAACATGCTGAATACGACTTACCTACCCTGTTCCCTCCACTTAATACCCGAAACTTAGCCTTGCTGTTGTGAAACTCTAATTGCTTCTTGTATGGCTTGTATCCGTGCATCCTTCTCTTCAAAGACTGGTTTATTATCTTTATTAAGTCCTTTAAATCTATGTCTGGTACGCTTATGTCTCCTATTTGCATTCAATCTGCTCCTTTACTCCAGCTAGTATGCTAGGGTTTATCTGGTCCAATAACTTCAATACGTCCATGCCACCCTTCTTCTCAGCAGCTTCCTTGTCTGCCTTAGCACTCCCCTTGCCTACCATGCTATGTAATATCTGATTGCCCTTTATCTTTATGAAATCATCCTTGTCTACAGCATCCACCACCCCACTGTAACTAGACCCTCGCAATATCTCGTCCTCTATCTGCTTCATGATTAACTTAAATTTAGGATCAACTCGCTCAAGTAATACTATGTACTCAGGATAACTAGGAAAATCAGCCATACCACACTCTATCCTGTTGTTTAATAAATAGGATAATGGCTTCTTGTGTGTCGATATCTTCTCCGATAATTCACTCATGAACTTCATGTCGCATACATACTCGTCATATGGTATCAATTCACTCATCTGATTCTTACTCGCTTCCTGTTCTCTCTTAACTGACACTCTCGGCAATAACTCCCTGTCTTGTAAAACTTGTCCTTGCTCAATATTCGCCTGCACTTAGAACACCTCTTGGCCTCCTCCGTACTCCCGTCACTCTTTTGTATAATTACTATCATACCCCATTATATAACATTACATTTTTCGTTTGTCAAGTCTTTAGTTTAAAAAATCGTTTTTGTTTGGTTATGGGCGTTTATTAAAAATTTGTAGAGGGGGGCTTATTCTAAAAAAAAACGAAACGAAACTTCTTGACCCCCACCCCGAAAAATCTCAAATAATAAAAAATCTTGAAAAAAAGCCTCCAAATAAAAAAGCACATTATTATATTTTTTTTATTAATAATGCTTGACTTTTGTTTTTTATTATGTTACCTTTAACCATAACAAAAAGAAAGGACTAAACAAATGCTAACACTAA